AAAATCTTAGATGAGGCGGTGAAATGAGAGAAATAGAATTTAATAATGGATTTATAACTGCAATTGCTTTATTTTTAGAACATAAAGATAATTGGCAATTAATAAAAAACAAAGAAGGCAAGATAATAAGTGATTTAAGACTTTATGGAGCAACAGACCATCTTTATGATATGGAAATTCCAAAAAAATTATCTGAAAAATTAAAAAGAAGAATTTTAAGATGGAGAGCAAAATGTTTTCATCATAGATTAGAGAATTTCAAAGATAGGAAAATTTCAGATGAATTATTTAAAGAAGCTGAACAGATTTTGAAAGCAATAGATGAAGAAATATTTAAAACTAAAAAAGTTGTTATGAATTTTAGATAAAATGAAAAGCAAAGCACAAAAACTTATGGATGAGATTAAAGGATGGAAAAATAAAAGAAAAGAAACCTATCCAAATGATATATATAATTATAATGTTGCTGTATATAAACTACGGAAATTAAGAATCAAAGCCGAACAAATGTTAGAAGATTATAAAGAAGAATTGAAGTTTTTGAAAAAAATAAGAAAAATATTGAATGCATATCATAGTCAAATCCCTATGATAGAAATAGGAAGACAGAATGTTCTTAATGATATTGATAATGAAGTTAAATTAGATGAAAGAATCTCCCACCTAAAATCAGAAATAAAAATTTTGGAAGAAATAGAAAATGAAAGAAGATAAAAAAGATATAAAAGAAAAAGAATTATGTGAATTATGCGGGAAAAGCAAAGGAATTTATTTAGTAAATGAAACTCATTTTATTTGTGGAGAATGTTACAAACGAATTATGAAAAACCACCACTTTTAACCCCCAAAACAGTCATCAAATGGAGCGAACATTATAAAAAACTGGAAATGGAGGGAGAAAAAACCTATTCTATAAGAGCCAAAGCTAAAAAATTTGTAGAAAACAATTGTATAGAATATGACAAAGAAAAAAAATGCTACATTTGTAAGCCGATTAAAGGTTATAATTCAACTACTTATCATCTTGTAAATAAAGGAAAAGAATTTGAATGCTCCTGCCAATTTCACCAAAAAACAAAAAGAATGTGTTCTCATATTTTGGCTTTATATCTTCAACTAAAAATTTGGAATTGGAACAAACGAGCCGAAAGAAATATAAACTCTTGCGAGTTAATCTAAGTATGTTAAAGGCAGAAAAACTTGATGAAAAACTTCAACAACTAATTCTCCGTTTAAAGATGGAGGGATGGTCTGCAAAAGCAATAGCAGACAAACTTAATGCAGAATATGACACAGAACTTTTCCCAGAAGATGTTTTGAACCTCTTTAAAAAGAGAGAAAGAGAAGCCATCAAGATGGCGAATAAGCCAGAATTCCAAGAAAAAATCATCAAACAATATTTCGATACAATAGAGCAGTTAAAAAGATTAAATGGAGAGATGTGGAGCTTTTTTTATGCTCTTAAACAAGACCCAGAAAAAACCACCAAATCAGTTAGTTGCCCTAAATGCAGACACATTTTCAAGGTTCAGGTTCAATCCTTTCAGGCCCTTTTAAAAACAGCAGACCATCTCTTAAAACAAATTCAACACGTAGATACTGTTTTAGGCAGAATGCAGAAAAAACAAATAAACGTAACTTACAATTATGTGGATTTATCAAGAAAATTAACCCAAATTTATCCTGAACTCCTTTTAAAAGCAGAAAGATTAGGTTTAGCAAAAATAAACAAAAGAAAACTAAAAGAAATCAAAAATGAGACTTAGTCTTTCAAATGAAGAAAAAACTATTTTATATTGGAAATATAGAAATTCGGGTTTAACTTCTGAACAAGCAAATGAAAAATTAAACAAAATAAAAAAACATTTACGAAATTTGGTTTTAAATCTAATGAAAAAAAAGAAATCAAAGAAATATATTGAAATTAGATTTAAACAAGAATTTATAAATCTTCTAAATAATTATTCTTAAAACTTTCTTCAATTGAACAATCGTTAGAGAATGAATAAAAGTCAATTTCATCAGGAGAAATTCCTTCTACAATTTTATCTGCTATAAATTGGATTAACTCAAAATATTTATTTTTGAATTTTTCTTTGATGTGAGGATTATCTTCTAAATATTGTTTAGCCAATTCTATTTCATCTAAAGTTTTTTCAGAATGTTCTTTTTCACTCTCTTTTTTCAATTCTTCATAAGAATAATCTGCAAATTCAGGATTTAGTTCTCTTCCTCTGCTTGTTATTAAAATATAATTCTTTCTTATTAAGTCAGGTTCCAATTCATATTTTATATAATTTTCAGATTTTTTTAAATACAAAGAGAGTGTTCTTAAACTTGCTCTTTTTAGATTTTTTAATATATCTAAATATTTTTCCTGTAAATCAGATAAACCACTATACAAACTGATTTTTTTTAATCTAAATACTTTTATTAAACTTTCTTTATTTATTTCTCCATAAAGTTTAATCATATTCAATAAATTATTTAAAACTCTAAAATTTGTGGTATAATTCAATAAATAATTTGCTATTTCTTCTGAACAGCCCCTTTTAATTAATACTTCCTTCATTTTATCATTTGAAAGTTCTGAAAATTCAATCTGAATAAATCTTTCAATTAAAGGTTTAGGCAAAAGTTCGGGTTCAGTGGTTGTTCCAATAAACATCAAATTTAATTTTTTTCTTTCCCCATCAACATAAATTTCATTATCTTGGATGCAAGGATAAATTATTTCTGCTACTTTAGAAGGTAGAGAATGAATTTCATCAATTAAAACAAGAGCATTATTTTTAGCATTTAAGATTAAATTTGTTATTTTGGTTTTAGTCATATTTCCGTTAATATAAATGAATGGTTTTCCTGTTTCGCAAGCCAACATTTTTGCTGTTGTGGTTTTGCCCGTTCCCTGTGTCCCATAAAACAATAAGTTTAATCTCTCTTTTTTGATTTTCTCTAAAATTAATTTAATAGTCTCTTTAAAATTATCTTCAAAAATCAAATCTTCAAAATAAGGAGAATTTAATATTTCTCCAACTTCCTCTTTTTCCTCTCGCAGGGCCTCACAAAGAGATTTAACCTCTGCGAAATATTTTTTATCTAACATTTTATACATTTAAAAGTAGCCATTCGTAATTTTCCTGACGAAGTTTCATTTAGATAATGAACTTCAATTTTGCATTTTCCTGTTTCATCTATTTTCTTTTTAACTAATTCAGCATTTTTTCCACTAATTTGAACAGCGATTTCTCCATCTGCCCTTATTCCTGCGGGATTAATCTCATAAGAATTGATTATCACATCTTTGCTTTTAATGTATTTAATCTTTAACCAATTATAACTTCTTCTCATTACATATCTGCTTAAAGGATTTTTGATGATTATTCCTTCCCAATTCTCTTTTTTTGCCCTTTCCCATAAATTTACTAAATCAAAAGTATTTTCCACTAAATCAACAGGCAATTCTTTTAAAAATTGAAGCCGTTTAATTAAAGGCAAATCTCTTAAATCCTTTCCATTTATATTTAGAATATCAAACACATAATATTTTGCAGGATATTCTTTTTTTAACAATTTAGATTTTAATTTATTTTGAGTATGCACTCTTGCTTGAGTATGCTCAAAGGTGTCGCAGACAATCTCCCCGTCCAAAATACAATTTAATCCCTTTAATTTTTCAACTATTTCTGTGAATACTTTTGTCAGGTTAGTTGTTCCCCGCCCCTTTAAAATAATATTCTCTTTGCAAATAGCCAAACATCTAACTCCGTCAATTTTGCGACTACCGAGAGCCATCGGAGATGATATTTTTTAATATCGCTTTCTTTTCCTTTCTCACATAACATCATCTTTTCCCGCCACCTCCTTTCAAAAACCTTCCAAACTTGTTCTTCTATCCATTTTTAAACACCCTTATTTTAACAGAATAACCATATTTTCTTTTTAACAATTCTTTTAATTCTTCTGATTTCTTTTTAATTTCCAACTCAATAGGATTTCCCATCACAAAATTAGGATTTTTCCAATAATCCTTCTCTTTTTTCATATTTAATTCTTTTATAAGCCAATCTCCAAAATCTTTTGTAATCATCCAAGTATGTGTATGTTGTCCGTATTCGTCATAAAGAACCAATCCATAAACTAATCCATAAGGTTTATCTGAATATTGAACAATCCCTTCAATTTCTTTAAAAAAACATTCTTGTTTTTCGCAATGTGTCCAAAAATATAATTTATTATTTTTAAGATAAAAACCCAAACTCGTAAATCCTGCTTTTCGCATCTTTTTAATTTCTTCTTCCCACTCTTTTTTTAAATCTTCTTCTGTTTTAGGTTTCCATTCTAAATTTTCCTTTTCTATTTCAATCCCAAATAGAGTTTCCTGCCCCATTTTAAAAAAAAAGAAAAAAAATTAATGAAAATTGTCCTCGTTTAAGTCCTCTAAAATTGCTTCTGCTTTTAACTCTTCTAATGTTTCTAAATCTTTTATTACTTGTCTTATCTCGTGAAGTTCCATTTCAGTAAAACCCTTTAATTTAACTTCCATTTTAAAATTCTACTAACTCAATAGGGTTTATTTCTTCTTTTTCTGTTTTTACTTCTCTATCACTTAAAGCACTTTCTATAAGTTTATCTCTTGTATTTTCTATATTTTTTATCGGAATTTCTTGTTTTTCTAAAATCTTTTGAGCCATCTGTTTAATTACTTGCTTGTCTGTTTCAAAAACACTTGAATATCCTTTAATCTCTTGTATATCTCTAATTCTGTCAAAATGATAAACTCCCAATCCAATTAAACCATTAAAATAAGGTTTTAAAATTACTATTTTCTCTTTTCCTCTTAAACTGATTAATCCAATAAAAGAGGTTTTGCTCTCTCTTAAACTTTCCCTGAAATAACTAAACTTCATTAAGTTTCTTTCTGTTTTTCTCTTGTTTTTATCCACTTGAAAGCCGATAAACCAAACTGTTCCATCTTTAAATACTCCGTTTTCCTCTAAATCTTTTATTCTTCCCAAAATTCTTAAATTTCCTGTTTCTACTTTTATTTTTTCCTCGTCTATTTTTTTGATTTTATCTCCTACTTCTAACCCTTTAAAGATGTCCTCTCTTTCTAACTCTTTTCCACATTCAGAACAAACTTTTTTATAATTTACTCTTGCTTTACAGCAAACTGAAAACTGATTAAATCTTGTTTCGCTTTCTATTGCTGAATAAATACTTATTGGAATGTCTGAATTTCCAATTTCTATATCTACCTTTGAAAGTGCTTTCATTCTAATGCTTTAATGTCGTTATCTGCAACTCTTATAAATCTGTCTTTAATTTCTTGTGGTAACTCACTGCTGTCTGTTAATGCTTTAAATTCCTCTAAAATTTTAATTCTTGCTGTCTTATCTTCAAATAACTTGCTCTTTTTATAAAGTTCCTCTAATTCCATTTTAACCCCCTTTCAATTATTTAAACAAAAAAAAATAAAAAATTATAATTTAAAATTTTTAAACTCTTTTACTAAATTTATTACTTTTTTGTCGCAATCAGCACATAGGATTTTTAAAGTCATTTCTTCTAACTTCTTGTTTAATTTCTCTTTTAATTCTTTTTCTATGTCATAACTTTCAACCTCTATTTTCTCTGCATATTCTATAAAAGAAGCACCCACCTTATCAGCATATTCTCTTAAATCTTTTTCTGCCTTTTCTATTTTTTTTAATATTTTGTTTTTTTCCTTTTTTAAAGTAAATAAATGTTTTAATTTCTGTTTGGTTTCACTCAATTTGTTTATTTCTCTTGTTTTTGTGTTTGCTATTTTTTTTGCTTTCTTTTCTATTTCTCTCTCTTTGCTTATCGCAATTTTGTTTAAAATCCTGATGACTTGCTCTTTTTCGCTTTTGTTTAACATTTTAAACCTCCTTTCAATTAATTTTAAAATAAAAAAATAAAAATTAATTATTTATAGTTTTTATATTTGTCTTGTTTATTCCCTTTATACTCTTTTCTGTTAATTTTTGGGATATTCTAACCATAAATTTTAAAAAATTTTCTTTATCACTAAATTTTTTTAAATAATTAAATCTCTTAAATTTTTTATCTTGCTCGTATTCTTCTGTTGTCTGCTCTAAATAAAATCTCGGTGACAATATAAACCCTGTTTCCTTGCTTATGCTGTCAGGTTTTAATAGGTTTCTTATGTCCATATCTTTATCTATATCCATTAAATAAAATCTAATTAAACCCTTTCTTTTCTTCTCTAAAACCATAGCATTATTATTTATTGCTTTGTTAGAAGTTAAGATTTTAACCCCGTCACTTAAATTTATTAGTTGTTCCTCTTTCAAATATCCCTCTTCTACAAATTGCTTAAAGTCATCAGTAGAAAAATCAAAATCAACACTTAAAAAAACCTGTGTTTTTGTGTCCTCATATTCTACTTTTTTAAATCCCTGCTCTTTTTGGTATTCCTCAATTTTCTTTATTATTTCTCTTGCCTGTTTCTTGTTTATTGTTTCGTTGTTTAATTTCTCTTGTAGATACTGAAAAAAATCATTATTTATAAGTGCCTGTTCTAAACAACAATAAGCAGAAGTTACTAATTGCCTGTTTAAACTGCTATTATCTATTAAACCCTCGTCTACATATTGCAATAAATTAGTTTCCTCTATAAATTTAAGTGCTGTTTGATTATCCTGTGGCGTATTGCTGTCTATTTCCTCGTGTGCTATGTCCCAAAAATAAACCTCTTTTTCTGTTATTTCTTTAAGTTCGTCTTTTATTCTCTCTAAAATTGCGTTTAAAGTATTGTTTATTATTTGTTCTCTCATTTTAAACCCCCTTTCAATTTATTTAATTTTCTTAAATCAAATATTTTCTTTTCTTCTTTTACTAAAACCTTTTTTAAATAAGTCCTAATTTCCCAATTATTACTTACTATTTTGTTATAATCCTGTAAGTTTAAAGGTTTGTTCTTTTCAATTAAGTTTAATAATTCTTTGATTATTTCCTCCTGTTTTTTTATGATTTTCATTTTAATATTTTTTCTACAATTCATATTCTAATATAAATTTAATTTCATTAAGCAAGTATTCTAAATTATTTTTATCGTTTAAATTGTCTTGGTTTGTTATTTCTGCTATTCTATCTGCGAATGCTCTTATAACTGCTCTTATATCATTACCATAAATATTTATTTCCTCTTGTTTAATTATAAAATCTTTTTTCATTTTAATATACTACAATTAACCTTTTATTTATTTTATTTAAATTGCTTATAAATTCTATATAATCATCATTCTTAAAAATGCTGTTTCTAAAAATTGAAAAATCTTCATAACATAAATTAATCTCTTGGTTTTGTCTATCTAATTCAATAAAAGGAGTATTTAAATTAAGTTTTTTTTGTTCTTTTTTATTTAAAACAACCCAACATATAAAACCATTATCTTTTTTAATTTTCATATTTTAAAACCTCTTTTATTATATCCATTTTAAATCACTCTCTTTTATAATCATTTTAAAAGGTGTTCCCTTCCCATTAAATATATCTATTCTTTTAACCTGATTATCTATATTGGCAGTCAGGATATAATGCCCGTAAGGATTTTTAAAAACATAAAGTTCTTTTTTCAGTTTATTTAATGCTTTTTGAGTTGTAATGTCCCAAATGGCAGTAATCACTAAATCTTTTTTTATTTCTTTTGGTTTTCCTATGATTTGAATTATTTTTTTAAACATTTTTAATTATCCCCTATTTTCCACCTACCTAAACCTAAAAAATGGAATGCTAATGGATAAAAGATAAACCCCAATCCATTAGGAAATAAGGCAATTATTAGGCATATTATACCTAATATTATTCTCTTTTTAGGTTTGATTATCCGCATTCCGTTTTTTATTGCTTGGTTATATTTTGCTATTTGCCTGTTGTATTGCTCATATGTTATATATTTTTTCATTTTAAAACCTCTATTATGTTTTTATGCTCTTCCCAACTTTTAGGCATAATTTTTACATATTCATCTATTATATCCCATTCTACATTTGGAAAATTACTAAAAAACTTGTTTATTCTGTCTTTTCTTTTTATTAGAATAACCATTAGGTTTTTTTCTTTCTCTTTTCTCTCTTGCTCTATTATGAGATTATATATTTGATTTATCATTTTATAGAAAATACAGGAATTTATACTTTATAAAGGTTTTGTGAGTTTAGTTTAGTGAAAAAGTATTATAGTTCTTATTATAGTCGCTAAATTAGTAATCACTTTATAGTGGATGTAATCATAAAAAAATGACACTCGCCGAAGGCAAAAATCAACATAACCCACAATATAACCCATATAAGATAGTTTATAGTTTATTAGTTTTTAGATAGATAGTTTAGATAGTTTAGATAGTTTTTAGTATATAGTTTTTGTAAATGCAAAATAAGTTCTTACTATTTGTTAATAGGTAAGTATATACAAATAATCACATAGTATATAATCACATAGTTCGCACAATCTATATTATGCGAATAAATAAATAACTAATTTTCTTATTTTTAATAATACCTTGATTTCTTATGGAATACACATAAAAAAGGCTCATATCTCGGGTTTTTTTTCATTGGAAATAGAGGTTAGAGGTTCTTACTATTTGTTAATAAGTAATTAATTGAGTTTGGGTTTTGGGTGGGGCTTTGGATTTTGAAGGATTGAAAACTATAAACTTAATCCCCCGTATATTTTTCCCAAAATTTCCCAAAATTTGAATATTTTACAATGATTTGGCCCATAATTACTTACTAATCGAAAGATTTAAATATAAGTGGGTATTATAAAAAGCATGGCTAAAACAATAAAATTTGAAGGACCCCCTTTATTAAAAAAAGTCTTAAAAATCAAAACCTTGCAAAAACATGGCAGTGCGAGGTGTGTGACTATTCCCAAATCTTGGAGATTAGCTTTGGGATGGACTGATGATTCTTTGTTGGTTATGACATTTGACCCTTATTTAAGTAAAGTTATTATTAGTAAAGATGAGAAAGTTGATAGTCTTATCACCATCGCAGATTGACTACGTCAAGAGTCTCCAAAGGCAAACTGGCCAAACTTTCAGTAAAACTTTAAGGAGAATAATAGATGAACATAGAGAATTTAAAAGAAGAATTAATAAATAAAAGAAGCCAACTCTTATACACTTTGTGTGAAGATGAATCAGTCTTTCACCCCCAAGTAATACATCAATTAGTAATAGATTTGCGCTCAATAACTAAAATATTAAAAATGATAAATGGAAAAAAATAAAAATTACATACAGGTTGGAATTAATTTTGCTAATTTAGTTAAATCTACGCTTGGGCCTAAAGGAATGAATAAGATGGTTGTCTCCGACAAGGACTCAAAGCATTTAGTGGTCTTGACAAACGATGGAGCCACTATCCTAAAAAATGTCAAAACAGACAACCCAATCACAGAGCTTTTCAAAAATTTGGCAGTAGGGCAAGAAGAAGCCTCCGGCGATGGCACAACCACCGCAAGCATTTTAGCCGGACAATTACTTGAAAATGCCTTAACTCTTCTCGAAAAGGGGGTTCATCAAACCACCATAATAACTGGGTATAGTATTGCAATGATAGAAGCAATAAATTACTTAAATCAAGTCAAAGAGAAAGCTCCAACCGAAAATATCATTAAGACTTCATTCGGAAGTAAAATCCCAAAAGAATTATCCGAAAAGCTTACCAATCTACTTAAAGATTTATCTAAAAAAGAATTAAATTTATTAAGAATTTTCAAAAGACCCAACTCTAATCCGCTTAATACAAAAATAATCAATGGGTATGCATTTGAAGGTTATACTATAAATGACAGAATGGAGAGTGAAACTAACGGAAAAATTGCTGTTCTTGATTTCAGAGCCAATATGGATAATACTAAAATTCAGGTGGATAAAGCAGAAGAGTGGGAGAAAGCCAATAAAGTAGATAGAGAATACAGAAGAAAGATTGTCAATAAACTTAAAGAATTAAATGTTAAATGCGTTTTTATGTCTGATACTAACCCCGAATTTGAAGCTTACTTGACCGAAAGCCAAATTACCGGCATCACAGTATGGGAAAGGCCAATTTTGGATAATATTTGCTACTCAACAGGAGCGATAGCAATTAGTTCTCCAGATGATTTGACTGAAAATCATTTAGGGAAAGGGAAAGTCAAATACATAAAACCCAAACAGATTTATATTGAAGGAAACGGAAAAACTCTGATACTTTGTGGTTCTACTCTCCAGACACTTGACGAAACAGAAAGAGCCTTAGATGATGTAGTTAATTTGCTACTCAAAAATGATGAATATTGTGTTTTAGGAGCCGGTTCAATAGAAGTTGAATTGTCTTTGCATTTAACCGAGTTTGCCAAACAAGTCGGCGGAAAAGAGCAAATTGCTATTGAAAAGTTCGCGGAAGCGTTAGAAATAATCCCTCTCGCAATAGCAGAAAATGCTGGTTTAGATGCTGTTGAGATTTTAACTGCCTTAAAGACCCTCCACTCAAAAGGACAAAGAATGGGAGTAGACATAATTAAAAAAGTAAGTTGTCCAAGAGAGAGGGGCATCTTTGAGCCAGTGATAATGAAAATTAATGCAATTAGTTCAGCAGTAAATGTAGCCAACTTGATACTTAAACTTGACGAGGTTTTAATCGGAGATGAAAAATGAACTAATAAATTTTGAACTTAAAGTAAAAGAGGAATTTGAAAACGGAAAATTGCCGTATCCTATACATTTCTCGGGAGGGAACGAATCTCAATTAATCAAAATATTCAAAAAGATAAAAAAAGAGGACTGGGTTTTTTCTACACATCGTTCTCATTATCATTATCTTCTTCACAAAAAAAATCCAAAAAAATTAATGAAGATGATTCAAAATGGAAAATCTATGCATATTTTTGATAAAAAATTCTTTACAAGTTCAATCGTGGCTGGGACCTGTGCAATCGCTGTCGGAGTGGCATTAGCCCTAAAACTAAAAAAATCAAGAAACAAGGTTTGGTGTTTTGTTGGAGACGGAGCAGAGGATTCAGGACATTTCTATGAGGCGGTAAAATATTCAATAGGACACAATTTGCCTATAACCTTTATAATAGAAGATAATGGAATGTCTGTTGATACCCCAAAAAAATCAAGGCATAATTATGATGTCAAGTGGGATAAAAAAGTAATAAGATACAAATATAAGAGAAAATTTCCTCATGTTCAAACAGGAAAAATTGTGGAGGCTTACTTATGAAAATTAAAAAAGAGATGGAGAAACTGAGCAAAGATAAAAAAGTTTACTTTATCGGGTATAACTTAAAATTTGGAAGTAGAAATTATGGGGCTTTAGAGAACGTTCCGGAGAACAAAATTCTCGAAATGCCTATTGCAGAAAATTTAATGACTGGCATAGCAATCGGAATGGCGTTAGAAGGATTTAAGCCAGTTTTAATCTTTGAGAGGCACGATTTTATATTGAATGCTCTCGACCAGTTGATAAATCATTTACACAAACTCCCAGAAATGAGCGATGGACTTTTTGACCCAAAAGTTATGATTAGAGCAAAAGTTGGACACACCAAACCATTCCATCCGGGACCTCAGCACATCCAAGATTTTACTTGGATACTTAAAAAATTTTTTCCCGTGGAAATAAACCCAAAAAAATATAAATTCGATAAAAAAATAATTATAGAATGAAAATCTTATTAGTTTATTTGGAAGAAGATGAAAAACTAAAAAGATGCTTAAATAGTTTAAATAAATATTCCCCAGAGTTAGAAGTAATCAAAGTCAAGGCGGACAGAAAAACCTCAAAAACAGCAGAAGAAGTTTACGACAAATATTTGCCTGAAATTGATGATGATGTGATGATTTGGCATCCTGATATGGAAGCCTTACCTAATTGGTATGAAGACTTAAAAAAATATTACAATCAATTTGATGTTTTAGGAGTAAAATTAATTTATCCAAACAAATTAATCAATCATTATGGCGGAGCCATTAGGTCTGATGGAATTGGATTTCATCCTCATCAGGGAGCATTAGATATTGGTTTAACAAATCCCCAAGAGTGTGCATACGTAACCGGCCCGGGAACAGTCATAAAAAAATATGTTTATCAAAAAATCGGAAAATATGACCATAGATTTACTTATTTTATAGATGTTGATTTTTGCTTTAGAGCCAGACAAGCCGGATTTACAGTCGGAGTAGTTCCAGTCAAATTAATTCATCATGAGGGAGAAGACAATCTAAAAAAAAGACCCCTCTCTCAAACACAGCTTTTAATTAAACAATCCCACGATTTGTTCATAAGTAAATGGATGAATGAACTATCAAAATACAAATGAAAGTTCCAAAAGAAATAAATTATATTGAAGCTTATTTGACTCTTAGGTGCAATCTTAATTGTCCCTACTGCATAAATGATTTTAAGAAAGTTAAAAGAAAAAGAGATGAAATCGGCGAATGGGCAAACGGATTAAATAGATTTGAAACAGACATCCCGATAACTCTCGGCGGAGGCGAACCAACCCTTCACAAAGATTTTTATAAAATAGTAAAAAATATCAAACCAACTCTCAAATTAGACCTTCTAACTAACTTACAATTCGACGAAGATGAATTTATTAAAAATTGTAAAGGAAGATTTAATTGGGGAGAAGGAGCATACAAAAATATTAGAGTTAGTTATCATCCATCTCAACAGAATCCAGAAAAGTTAATAAACAAAATCATTAAATTACAAAAATATTTTAAAATTGGCTTATTTGGGATTAATCATCCAGAAAATATTGAAGCAAACATCAAAATGGCAGAATTGGCAAGAAAAAATCAAATTTATTTTTTCATCAAAGATTTTTTAGGCGAATATGATGGAAAATTGTTTGGTTATTACAAATATCCTGCTGGATTAAATGGAAGACCAAAAAAAGCACTATGCAGAACCAAAGAGATTTTAATTGACCCTGAGGGAGATGTTTATAGATGCCATAGAGACCTTTATTCAAAAGAGAATCCAATTGGGAATATCCTTGATACAAATTGGAAACCTGAATTTAAATTTAGAGAATGTAATAATTATGGAAATTGTAATCCTTGTGATATTAAATTAAAAACAAATCGATTTTTACAATCAGGAATATGTCAGGTAGAAATAAAAGAAAAAAATAGATGAAAAATGAAAAAAAGAGAAATGAATAATACTAAACTCTTATGGCATATGGATAGAGTCATTTCTTATTTTGATAAAGGAGAAAAAGTCCCGCCAATCCACATAGATATTGGAATAGCAAAATTCTGTAATTTAAATTGTGTTTTTTGCTATGGCATTTTTCAAAATAGAAAAAAAACAATAATCCAAAGAGACGCCCTACTTCAAACAATGAAAGACGCAGGAGAAATCGGAGTAAAATCAATAGCCGTTATCGGAGATGGAGAACCAACCATGAATCCTTACTATTTTGAAGCTCTTGACGCCGGAAAAAAAGTAGGATTAAGCTTAGCCACTTCAACTAACGGGGTTCTTTTAGACACAGATTCAAAATTAGAAAATATTTTAAGAAATTGTGAATGGATGAGGTTTTGTTTTTCTGCAGGAACAAGAGAGGGATACAAAAAAATTCACGGAGTAGACAGATATGATAAAGTAGTAAAAAACATAGAGAGAATGGTTTATTTAAAAGAAAAACATAAATATGGTTGTGATATCGGATTGCAGGCAGTTTTTGTTCCAAATTTAATGGAAGAAGAAATGATAGAGGAAGCAAAATTAGCAAGAAATTTGGGGGTAGATTATTTTGTAATCAAACAATGCTCTCTCCCAGAAGGAAATAAAAAAGTAGGGGGCATTTCTTTTTCTCCAGAAGATTATGACAAACCAAAAGTTATAGAATCCTTAAAAAAAGCAGAATCTTACTCCAATGATAAAACAGACGTAATCGTAAAATGGGACTTGATTAGACAAAAAGGAAGAAGACCTTATGATGGCTGTTTATCTGTTCCATTTATTTCTGAAATTTCTGGAAATGGAGACTGGTATCCTTGCGGGTATATGTTTGGAGAAAATTCAAGATTTAAAGAGTATAAATTTGGGAATGTTCATGAGAAAAGCTTAAAAGAAATCTTCCACTCAGATAGATATTGGGATATAATTGACAAGATGAAAAAATTTGATGTTCATAGGGATTGTGCAGGAGCATGCAGATTAGATAAAACAAATGAATTTTGCTATAATTACATAAATAAACCAAAAGGAATAAATTTCATATGAGAGTAAAAAAGAAGTGTGATAGGTGTGGAATAATGAGAAATGAATTGACTTTTTATAGAGGACAATTTCTTTGTGGTAAATGTAGAAAAAGCGGGAGAATAATCAAAAGCAAAAAATGAACACAAGAGCAAAAGGAATGAGGTTTGAAGCACAAGTCAGGAAAGACTTAGAGTCAAGAGGCTTTATAATTAGCAAGTGGCAGAATAATGTTGAATTATCTAATAAAAAAGAGAAAATAGAGGGGAGATTAGTCCCAGCAAGACAGGGAAAATACAGACTAACAAGCACAGGATTTCCAGATTTTATTATTTTTAGAAGGATAGAACTTCAGGGACACGGAAGACACAAGTTCCCAAAGAAAATTAGAATAAGAGAGGTTTGGGGGTATAGTGAGATTTCTTTTCCACAGCCAATGTATGCTATTGTCGGGGTAGAATGTAAATTCAATGGTTACCTGTCAAAAGAGGAAAAAGCAAAATGTGAATGGCTTTTAGAGAATAATATCTTCAGTAAAATACTTATAGCTAAAAAAGGGAAAGGTGGAATAGTCTATGAAGAATGGGACGCAAAAAGAGAAAATTAGAGTTGGCTAACTAAAATTTGTATCAACAAGTATAAAAAATGAAGACAATACATAAATTATATTTAGGAGATTGTAATGAAATAATGGCTAAATTTAAAGCGGAAAGCGTTGATGTAGTCTTAGTAGATCCGCCTTACAATACAGCTAATAAAAATACAAAAAAACTTAGAGGAAGAAAAGATTTATCTAAAGATTTTGGAAAATGGGACTATTTTGGAGATGCTGAATACTTAAGTTTTACTAAAAAATGGATTTCTAATGTTGTTAGGGTTTTAAAGAAATCAGGAAATTTTTTAATTTTTTGCAAATTGGAATATGTAAGTGATATTAGAAGGATTTATGAGTCTTTTAGACTTTACCATCATGCAACCATTATTTGGCATAAAACAAATCCTGCACCACAAATAAGAAAGACGGGTTTTTTATCCTCATGTGAAGCTATTCTATGGGCTGTTAAAGGTTATGATGAAAAAAAAGTTCCTTACACATTTAATTTTAAATCTCAGAAAGAGATGCATAACTTTATTGAAACCCCAATATGCATGGGAAAAGAAAGAACAAAACACCCTACTCAAAAACCAGAAAAAGTTATAAGACACTTATTAGAAATATTCAGTAATCCAGGAGACACTGTCTTAGATTGTTTTGCTGGAAGTGGAACGACTACAAAAGTAGCTAAAGAACTTGGTAGAAATTCCATAAGTATTGAAAATAACAAGGAATATTTTCAAATAATGAAACAAAGATTACATGTTAATGAGCAATTATTCAACAAGGTAAAAATGGAAAAAATAGGAATAGGAAAAATAGTTAAAAGAAGAAACTCTAAAGTTTATAGTGGAACTCTCCCATTCAAAATAGGAGAGGATGTTGTGTTAATAAAAAAGAGCGATTTAGAATTAATGATAAAAAATTCCACAGCCGCTTTACTTTCAAATAAAATAGAAATGCCAAAGTCTCTTTATCCGCCATGCTTATTAGACGAGATAGATTACATTACAGAAGATGGAAGATTTAAATTATTTTTAGATAGACATTTATATTCACCTAATTTTAAAGATATGATATTCATTCGATACGAAAGTGTCGATGAAGCATTTATGGAGGAGCTATGAAAATTATATGGAAAGGGCCAATATTTAATCCGACAGGAATAGCCACGGCGAGCAGAGAGACTGTAAAAGCATTAGTTAAACTCGGATGTCAAGTTCAAACTACTGACGTCTGGCACGATTCTTATGATTTTAACGAAGGATTGGAACACCTAAACAAACCAATAAATGCAAACGGAGCAAATACAATCTTCGCTGATTATCCTCAATATTGGAGAGAAGGATATGGAAGATTGATAGGACATTTTGTTCATGAAGGAACAAGACTTTTTCCTGATTGGGTTACTCACCTAAACAAAGTAGAAAGATTATGGGTTCCAAGCAAAGCAACCAAAAACCTATTTAAATGGAATGGGGTAGAAGTTCCAATAGAAATAATTCCTCACGGAATCAGTGAGATTTATCGTCCTGCCGATTATGAAAGCGAGGAATTTATTTTTTTGTCTGTTAATTCTTGGACAGGAAATAAAGGGGATAGAAAAGGAACAGACCTTCTAATCAAAGCATTTGATGAGGAATTTAAAAATGAAAAAGTAAAATTATTATTAAAAATTTCTACATTTTGGAGAAAAGGGATAGACTATGGAAGAGCCATTTATGATATTCTTGGACATATAAATAAGAATATTTTATGGAATGATGCTTATGTCCCAGAAAAAGAATTAGTCAAATATTATCAAAAATCTAATTGTTTTGTAGCTCCTACAAGAGGAGAAGCATTCGGATTAACAATTGCTAATGCTATGCGGTGCGGGCTTCCAGTAATTGCCACAAAAGATATAAACTCTGGGCATATGGATTATTGTAAAGGGAAAGGAGTATTATTTGTAGATGCTCCGAATGTAATCCAAGGAGACCCAACTTTTTATATAGAAGGGAATATGTTGGCGGAGCCAGACTTAGAAAGCCTAAAATCTCAAATGAGATGGGCCTATGAGAACAGGGATAAACTCAAAAAATTAGGTAAATTAAATGTAAATGAGGTAAAACATTTAACATGGGAGAACACAGCCAAAAAAATAATGAACTTACTATCCTGAGTTATGGAGACAACCCCCTTGTTTCCACTGGATATGGACAAGTATGGAATAATCTTCTCAAAAGATGGACTAAACAAAAACCTAAATGGAAATTTTATCATCTTGGATGGCAAAGCAGAGACCGTGCTCATGAAACCAAAGAAGGATTTATTCAGCTTCCGATGGGAAAATTAGAATATGGTTATGATACAGTAGTAACAAACATAATGAAATATAATCCTGATTTTTTCATAACATTATGTGATGTCGGATGGCAGTCTGGATTCATCAAGAGTGTTTATGAAGCAAAGAGAAGAGGATGGAAAGGCAAATGGATTGCATATACTCCAATTGATACTCATTCTTGGGCTATGACTTGGGACGAAATTTTTCAAAGTCCAGATATTAATGTTGCTATGTCTCAATGGGGAGAAGCAATGATGAAAAAACATAATGTCCCAAACGTAACGATGATTCCTCATGGAGTTGATACAAAAGTTTTTTATCCTCTTTCTATTAGAGAACAATTAAGAGAAAAATATAAAGTGAATGATAAATTTGTAGTTGGATTTGTAGGCAGAAACCAACGAAGAAAGATGATAGCCAATTTGATTAAGGGATTTTCTAATTTTGCTAAAAATAAAGATGATGTTTTATTATTGCTTCATACAGACCAAGAACCTGCCAAAGCCAAACAAAATGTAGAAACAGCATTTGTTGGATGGAGTCTTCCTTATTTACAAGATAAATTTAAAATAGAGGATAAACTAAAATTATCTAAGACCAATTTAGATATTGATACGAGACAAAAGATAGCCCCCCAAAATATGAATGAAATTTATAATTTAATGGATATTTTTTGTTATGCGACAGGAGGAGAAGGATTTGGTCTCCCCGCAATCGAATGTCAAAGCGCAGGAGTTCCCTTGCTTATGACTTCTTGCACTACTGCATTTGAATTATGTAGAAAGCATAATTTAATCCCTGTTTTAGTGGATTGTTATGGAAGAGCTGTTGTAGATATCGGAACAAATGGAGTTGAATTTGTTTATCCTGATGATATTAAAATAGCAGAACTTTTAGAAAAATATTATAATGATTGGAAAGGGAAAAAAGAATTATTAAAAAAAGAGTCAGAAGATGCAAGAAAATTCTCTCTCAAATATGATTGGGATATAATATCAAAGAGATGGATAAATTTATTTGAAAATGAGAAGTATTGGTGATATTCTTGAAGGAACAAAATATATGCCTCATGAGATGGAATTTTTTCTTGCAGAGTGTATGATAGATTATCTTTATTTTGCTAAACATGTTCTGGGATTTGAAATAGCAGATTATCATCAAGAATGGTATGAATTAGTGGAAAGATTCCCAAGATTGAGTATCACTGCATTTAGAGGTTCAGGAAAAACCCATTTTTTTTCTGGTTATTTTTTATGGAAGGCAATTTTTAATCCAAAAACAGAATATTTAATTATTTCTAATTTATTAGAACAGGCAAAACTTATTTTAAAGATTATAAGAACTATGATTGTAGAAAATGAAATATTAAAACAATTTGTCCCGCAAAATAGAGAGGGCTCATGGAAAGCAACTGAATTAAATTTGGTTAATGGTTCTATTTTTTATTGTAAGCCTTACGGGGAGGGAGTGAGGTCTATCCACCCAAATTATGTATTATGCGACGAGGCGGGGGAATATGAAGATAAATCTATTTTTTGGACGGCAGTTTTAGGAACAATTCAATTAAAGCAAGGAAGAGTGATTGTCATAGGAACCCCAAAAAGTTCAGTAGATTTGTTATCTGAATTAAAAGAAAATGATGAATATTTTTGTAAAGAATATCCCGCAGAATTAAATGGGAAACCTCTTTGGCCACAACGATATACAAACAAACCAATAGATGAATTCGGAAAAAGAAGCTTAGTTAAGATTAGAAAAGAAATGGGAGAGCTCCCATACACCCAAGAATATATGCTAATTCCGATAAGCTCCGCAAATAGTTTGTTCCCTTATGGATTGACCACCAAAGCAGTAGATAATTCTATGGGATTTCTTCCTTATGGAAGAAAAGACGGAAAATATTATATAGGATATGATATGGCAATTTCCCCGAAAGGAGACTGGACGGTTATGACTGTAATTGAAGCAAATACTGATGGAAAAATAGTTGTAGAAGCCCAAAGATTCAGAGACACATTCGAAGAACAAAAAAGAAGACTCAACAGATTATACGAAGATTTTAAACCAATCAAAATTTTAATAGATTCAACTGGACTTGGGGATATTCCAGTCAGAGAGCTTCAAGAAAAGTTCGAATGTGTAGAGGCAGTAAAATTCACCTATGATGAAAAATACAAAATGTTGATGGATTTAAGACAGGAATTTGAAAGATATAATATTACTCTTCCTAATTTAAAAGATGATAGAGCATATACATACACGCAACAATTATTAAAAGAATTAAATGACTTTTCGATAAAAACAGATTTAAAAATCGGGAGCAGACATAAATTAAAGTTCCATTCTGGGAAAACGGATGATTGTGTGATTTCATTGGCATTAGCAAACAAAGCAGCACAATTAACTTCCGGAAACGTATCACTAACAGCTTTTTAATCAGAGATATTTATAGTAACATAACCTCTGCTTACATTTAAAGTTCCATCATGGTATCTCATAAGAATTGTTTTATAAAACTTTTCTAATAACTTAGATTTATTAATTTTAAATTCCTTACAGAATTTATTAAAATCATCTCTTATTTGTTTATCAATTAGATGACATTCTCCGACCTTTTCTGGATATATATAAATTTTTCCATTTCCAAATTTTCCGCCAGCTCTTACTTTTTTCATTTTTAAAATAGTGGGTTTAAATTGAGCGACAAGAAGTAGGACAACACTCTGACGCTCATACCCACACCTATTTATAGAAAATAATATTACTATTTAAATCTTTTGTTTTATAGAAAATAAAGGCAATTTATAAATACCATTAAATAGTAGTTAAAATATGCCAGCTAAACTTGATGAAATCCACGAATCAATTAGAAGAAAGCTTAGTGGCAAAATCAATCCAAGAACAAAAAAACCTTACACAGAATCAGAAATTTGGGCGATAGCCCAAGCACAATATCAAGAATGGAAGAAAAAAAATAAGATGGTAGAAGTATTTACTCCAATAACAAAAAGTTGGACTGAAACAATCAATAAAGAAACGGGAGAAAAACAAAGATTTATAGAGGTAACTGTAAGTGGATTAAAAGAAGATAGAGACGGCGAAAGAATTTCTCAAGAAGCTATTTTAGATATGATTAATCAGTATAAATCTGGAAAAATCCCTTTAATGCCCAATCATGGACAGATAACTCCCACTGGGGAAAGATTATACAGATGGCAGGATATGATGGGAGTATGGGTTGATGCTAAACAGGTAGGAGATAATCTTGTTGCAGTAGCAAGATTAAATAATGCTCATCCAGAAAGTGAATTATTTTGGAATTACATTCAAGAAGGAATGCCTATTGGATTTAGCATCGGCGCCAAGCCAATTGAAGCAGAAGAAGAGGAAGTAGCAGATACAGAACCAGAAATAGAAAAAGCAAGAGGAGAAGGCATTGGAGTGGGCGGAGAAAGACAAGGAGATGGCGGAGCCGATTATTGTATTTGTCCAAATTGTGGTTATAAAGAAACACATACAAAAGGAATTCCATGTTCAGAAAAAAAATGTCCTAAATGTGGAACACCATTAAAAGGAATAAACAAAAGTTTAGAATTAAAAGCAAAAGTCACAAACCTCGAAGAAAAAAGAAAACAATTAGGAATGTCTGTTTCTGAATTCTATGCGGCCCCACGAGACCCTCCAAGCAGTTCAGCATTACCTATCTTTGATGCAGCTCACGTAAGAAATGCTATGGCAAGGTTTAACCAAACCAAATTCAGAAGTGCAGAAGAAAAAGCAAAGGCCAAAAGAAAAATCATCGCCGCCGCAAAAAAATTCAAAATAAATATTGGAGCATTCGATGCCTAAAAAAAGAAGAGTTTGGAAAAAAATAGAATTAATTGAAACAAGCGCAGTTGGAACACCAAGTTACCCAGATGCTCATTTATCTTACTCATTTATCAAAGCACTTAATGCTCAATTAAATTTAAAGGAGACCGAGATGGCAGAAGAAAACGAAGTTCAGGAAACTGAAACTTCCGAAGCTCCTGCTGAAACTTCTGAAACTTCCGAAAGCGAAGAAAAAGAAGAAACAGAAAATTCTGAAAGCGAAAGCGAAAAATCAGAAGATTCAGCAGAAAAATCTGCAGAAATCAAAGAGTTAATTGACAAATCTGTCAATGAAGCTCTTATAAAGGCTATTAAGGAACTCTCTCCACAGAGAGGCTTAGTAGCTAAAAAAGAAGAACTGCAGAAAATGAGCTTAGGAGAGCTTGCTATCAAATCAGGTCTCTTCAAAGCATAATGGCAGACATCATAAAGGCTTTGAGAGAAGCAACAGGAAGTGAAGGTGGCTTTTTAGTCCCTGATGAGTTTGCTGCTCGTGTGTTAGAGTTTATACAGGCTAATGTAATCACTATGCCTGACTTAGAAAGAGTCCAAATGCACCACGAGACAATGTATATTCCAAAAGCTACTGCAGGAACAACTGCATACTGGGTTAGTGAAACTGAATCAATAACAGCTTCACAGCCAGCTTATGGAAGAATAACATTGACTGCAAAGAAAGTTGCAGCATTGGTAGAAGCAAGCACAGAAGTCCTTGAAGATGCTAATGTTTCAGTTGCTAATCTTATCGTTGAGCAGATGGGTAAAGACATCGCTCTTAAAATAGACGATGAGATTTTAAACGGAACTGGCGGAACTTTCGAAGGACTTAGATACACCGGCTCTTTCACTAATGCTGTTGATGCAGGGGATTCTGGTGTAATAGGAACAGGAGCTACAAGTGCAGACAACATTAGCGTAAGTATAATCAGCAAAGCCATAGATGAAGTCTTAAAAGACAACCATCAAATGCCTGATGTGTCTTATTGGCACCCAAGAACAATCGGTTCAATAAGGAGATTGACTGACGGTTCAGCAAGACCTTTATTGAATGCAGAAACTTGGGGAAGTCCATTATTGGCACAAGGTGTTGTTGGTAAAATCTATGGAACAGCTGTAAAAAGCTCTACACAGTTGCCAATCAATCTTTCCTATGGAACTGCATCAGGTGAAACAACCTGTGCAGATGCTCTTGTAGGAAAGTCTAAGATGTTTGGTATTTATGGTGAAAGAAGAGGCCTTGTCTGGAAAACAGACTATGTTATTGCTTCTGACAAGCACCAATACCAGACAACAATGAGAGCGGCTTTCAGTGTTAAGTATCCTGACGCTTACTGTTTGATAAGAGCAATAAAGGATTAATTTTACTTTTTTTTACTTTTTTTTAGTGGTAACTCCCGCAGGGATAGATGGCAAACTACATAACTTCACAAGACATCTGGAAACAACTTGGAAAAGACGCCTACACAAAAGTTAGGACAGAAATAGTTGGAACAGGAGATGATTCTACTACTGTTTTTGATTTAGACCATGATAATGTAATCTCTTCTTCTGAAACAATTTATACTGGCGGAACAGCCGTTACTTCTGGGATTTCAATAGATTATGATGATGGAAAAATTACTTTTAGTTCTGCTCCCGCAAGCGGTTCTGAAATAACCGCTGATTACGACTACGCAGACTTAGAAGATTCTGCTGTCCAAGACATCATAAATCAGGCAGAAGATGAATTAGAAAATTTAACTGGCAGAACATTTACTACTACAACAAATTCAACAGAATATTTAGATGTTTATACTTCTCAATCGACATTTTATTTAAAAAATTATCCGGTAATAGCAATTAATTATTTATCATCTAATACTGCGAGTTCTGTTGCAGATTCTCCTGCTTGGTCCGCCTCAACAGAGGGGTTGGGAAATGATTATTTATTATACGCAGATGAAGGAAAAATTAAATTTATTGATAATTTTCCATATTCTGGAGAAAAAAGATTAAAAGTCAATTATGATTATGGATATTCGTCTGTTCCAGACATAGTTAAAGAATTAACAATTCTCTTAGCTACAAGAAAAATGGTCAATTCAACAATCTACAAATCAATTATCAAAGGATATGATAATTTTAACCCAACAAGATTAGAAGAAATAGAAAAAAGGATTAACCAATTACTAAGCATACTCCGAAAACAAAATGTAGGGCCGGAGACCCTCGTTTAAATTTCCGAAGGAAAAATGATAACAAATAATAATTTATTTACTCAAAGTTACACTGATTTAAAGAACTTTATAAAAAATAATATATCAGACCCAAGAAATCGTTTTAAAGCGAATTGGATACACGCCAGTATGCCCGACATTAATGCAAAGGATTTTGATGGTTATCCTTTTATAGTAATAGAAATAGATGTTTCAGAGGACAATAAAAATTTTGATAATTCTTCAGAAAAAATATTTAATGCACTAATTTCAGTATTTTCAAATGAACCAACAGAAGTAGATACAATAGCCGACTCTATTTATTCAAATCTGAAAGATGAAACAAAATTAACAGATTTTCAAGTAAAAGATTTATCTAATTCGCCATTATCTTGGGATATGGATATGAAAGGAAAAAAAATATTAAATAGAAGGATTGGTATAATAGCCAAAAAAAGAATATGATAAAAATGAAAGTTAAAGGAATAGATAAAGCAATAAAAAGATTACAAAAAACAGCCAGAGACATAGAAAGAAGCAACAGAGTTTTAAAAGAAGTAGGAGAACTGGGATTTAAATATGCTCAAACTCTGGCTCCAGAATATACGGGAGCATTGAAGGCGGCGATGTTGAATTTCCAAGAAACCGCTGAAAGTTGGTTAATTGTTTCAGACCCCGCTCCATCAGATTTGGGTTTTCCCGTAAATATCCCTTTTGATACAGGACAATTTGGAAATATGACTATGTGGGGCCCCGGAAGACAAAGAGTTCCTTTTCAACCAAGAAGACAAACTTCAATAGGATTTATGCAACAAACAGCAAATTTTTTAAGTAAAGAATTCGCCCAGAGGTTGGGCTTAGAGATTGAACACGCAATCCGAAAGGGTAGGTAAATTTAGGAGGTAAAAGATGGCACTATCGACTAAGGCATGGTATGATAAAGCATTTATAAGCGTAGCTCAGCAAGGCGGGAATGAGGTTCAGCTTACAGCAAAAACAAACTCCATGAGTCTGCCACAAGCAGGAATAGGGTTTGAAAGTATAGAAGTATTTGAAGGTAAAATCAGCAGACCCGGAACAAGAGAAGATATGGAATTGAGTTTTGACGGAGTCCCAACAAATGTTCAAGACTTTGATTGGATATTTCATGGAACTTCAAACACAGCTTCCTCAATTACTACTACCAACTTGAAGAAATACAGAGTAACTATCCTATGGACAGACCAAACAGGAATAACATCAGCTACTGAGGCAATTGACACAGCCAGTGAAGCTTACAGGCACATCTATGCAAATGCTTATTGCACTGGTTTAGAGTATAATATGGACGCAGGGGAACATCTAACTGCTACCCTAACATTTACTCTTGCACCAGAGGATGAGACCGGCGGACAAAACTACAAAAAAGAGTCATGTGACACAACAAGTGCTTTGAGTGCTGTTCCAGCTTATACTTCAACAACTAAATTTTAGGTAACTAAAATTTTACCAGAAGAAATAGAAAATAACTTGAAAACAAATTTCAAGATAACGAAAATCCCAGTCGGAGCTCTCAAAGAATTCAAAAAATTTTGTAAGGAAGAATGCGGGGATGTTTATGCTGTTGGGATTATTCAGCTCTTGAAGATTAAAAAACAGTGGGAGAGTTTTGCACCGCTTTTGGCGAGAGTATTAAATGAAATTGCTGAACTTAAAACTCAAACTAAATCGGAGGTAAAAACATTCAATGGAAGTTAAAGATTTAATTGCCGAAGGCGAAGAAATCGAATACAAGGGAACCAAATTCAAAATATCCCCCATGACAGTAGAGGAACAAGCGAAAGTAGGTGAACTACAAGCAAAAGAACAATATGCAGAAGCTACAAAGTATCTTTTTGTAACAACCATGAAACGAAGTTTCCCAGATTGGACAGAGGAAGACATCTTGAAAATCAACGACGCAGAATTCCTTGACAAGATAATGAAAACAATTATGAGAGTGAATGGCTTAAAAATGCCAGAAGTAAAAAAAAACCAAGCTCAATAGCAGAGATTGAGAGTAGAATATTTAGAAGAACTCAAACATTAAATGAAGCAATCCAAATAGGAACTTACAGGATATTAAGAAAGTGTCAAGGCTATAAAATAGAAGACATACTCAGAATGCCCATTTCGAGATTTTGGTGGCTATGCGAACAAATCTCCAAAGAAATAAAAGAACGAGAAAAAGAAATAAAGAAACATGGCAGACCAATTAAATAGAATTATTATAAAATTAGAAGAAGAAGGACACAAAGAAGTAGCGACTGCTCTTAGAGGATATGGACAGGCTTTAAAAGGAGCAAAAACAGGAACAACTGCAACAGTGCAAGAACTAAAAAGATTGAATAAAGGAAGTGCGGTGATTACTTATAGACTTAAAAAGCTAAAAAATGGAACCGTTGAGGTATCTCAAGGGTTTAGCACAACAGTCACTGATATGAGAAGGTTTAGGATGGAATGGCTGAGTATTTTATTCTTTACGATGAATGCTCAAAGACAAATACAAAGAGTCATGTCCCAATCTGTAACTACCTTCATGAAGATTGCAGGAGAGACAAATAGAACTAATCAAACTTTGGCGGCTTTCGGAGCTCAAATTAATTTTATAAAATTTACTCTTGGACGAGCTATTGGAGAAGTCTTTGAACCACTGCTCCCAGCATTTAGTAAGATTGTAGAAGCCACAGCAGATTTTATTGAACAACACCCCGATACAGTAGTGTGGGGTTTGGTTGGAGCTTGGGGGGCTTTCAAAGCTTTAAATATCCTTGCACAACTTTCATTGGTAGCGGACGCATTTCTGAATATCACGGATAGAATTGGAGAAGCAACAACTGCCCTTGAAACATTTAAAACTGCCGCCATGATTGGAGCAGGAATTGTTATAACTTGGTTGGGAATAGAGTTTATAAGAAAAGGGATAGAGCAAGAAAAATGGTGGATGGAGCTTTTAGGAATCTTAATGACAACGTTTGGAGGAGCACTAATCGGATGGAAAATCGGGGCCCTTATTGGAGGAATCGGCGGTCCAACAGGAGCGGTAATAGGAGCATTTATTGGATTATCTATCGGATTGATTATCCATTGGTTTTTTAGAAAAGGAAAACCAATTCCAGTAGAAGAGCAAATGCAAGCATGGAAGGAACAACAAAAATTATTAGAGCTCGAAGGAAAATGGACTCCTTCGATTATGCCAGAAGTTTCAGAAGAAACCCGCAATATTAAAGTAAATTTAAAAGAAGTATCAGATGCCATTTCAAACACAAAATCAGAATGGGTATCTCTCGGAAAAACAATTAAAGAAACAAATAATCAAACAATATACAATTTAACTCTTTTAACAGACCATTATCTTGGGTTAGAAAAGAAAAGTTCTCCTCTTGGCTGGCTTTTAAAACAAATAGCAGGAGAATGGGAAAATATGGGAAAAATAGCAATTATACAAATAAGAGCAATCCTAACTGAATTAAATAAAATTCCAAGAACGATTGTGACTACCCATTATATAAGAACTGTCAGAACTGGCGTTCGAGGATTTCAGACAGGAACACAATATGTCCCTCGAACAGGCCTATATATGCTTCATCAAGGAGAGAGAGTAGTCCCTCAAAATCAAGTTACTATGGGAAATATAAATGTAACAGCCCATACAAACGCAAACCCACAAGAAATAGCTCAAATGATAAGCAGAATATTAAATGATGAATTGAGGAGATACATATGACATATCAGGCAGTTTATCTTAGTTCAAGTGCAGTTAATTCTGGAAATGAAGTCAAACTTAGTGCGAGAGAGATTACTTTCAAACACAATAACAATCTTAGAAGTCCAAGCAAACCGGGTTATTTTACAACAAGTGATGCAATAGGAGAAGTAGATTTTATTTCTTGGGAAAATCCAACAATCAACATTCAGGGAGTTTTTGATGAAAAAAATGCTCCCTCAAACAGTGCAACAGTCAGTCTTTTGAAAGAATTTGCCAAAGAAACAACAAGTGTTTATTTCAAAGATAATTTATTATTTACTACTTATCAGAAGATACAAATAAGTGATTTAACATTAAGTAGAAATGCACAAGATAATATTTCAGAAAGCGGAAGCGACAAATGGAAAGGGACAATAATTAATTACACAATAAACGCTATACTGACAGAATGAGCCCAAAAGCAGAACTAAGATTATATAAGAAACTAAATGAAACTTCTTGGGATAGCAATTACTCTATAATTAATTTATCTGATTTAGATGAGTCAGAAGGAATAGAGGCAAACAGAGACCAATTCAGAATAACTCTTGATAATCAGAAAAATAATTTAACCAAAACTTTTGATGTTGATGACAGAATAGAAATTTATTTGTATAGGGGGGCTTCGCCAACCTCAGATGATTTAGTTATTGATGGATTAATCACTGAAATAAGTTTTAGTTTAGATTCAAGTGGAAGAAGAATTGTCATTCGCGGAGCAAACAGAACACAAGAATTATTGGGAAGTTTAGTCTTATTAACTTTCACAGACAATTCTAAAAAACCCTACGAAGCAATTCAAGAAATAGTAAATCAGGTAAATAATAACAATCAAGCATCTTCACCAAATCACCCAAGACACATATTTTATGATTCAAGCACAATTGTAGAGACTAAATCTGATGGGTCCTCTTTTAGCAATAATAATTTTATAGTTAATTATAAAACCGCTTATGAGGCGATACAGCAATTTTCAGGAGATGAATATACCGGAGACGGACAATATGTTTTTTGGATTGATTCAGATAATTATTTACACTGGACATATAAATCAACTCAAATTCCGTCTGGGTATTCTTTTTCAGATGAAAATGGTTTGCTTGAAGGATTAGAAATCACAAAAGGGACTTGGGATGTTTATAATTCTGTAATAATTGATGTTGGAAGAGACTGCAACGGACACGGAAATCATGCATTAGAAATCAACGCAAGAAGCATAATAGAGGCAGGAGCAAAATGGAAATTTTTAGATAGAAGCTCAATCACCGCCAATTTGATTAACGCCGAATTTCAAGCAGACACTTCTAAATGGAATGTTGGAGATGAAGGAGAAAGATTAGAGAATTATCCAAAAGACACAGCTTATCCTTACACTATGCAGTTTGAAGAAATTGATTCAGACGGACAAGAAACAGGAAGCAAGTGGATAGTTTCCGACGATAATGAATTCAATAAAGCAATAAGAATAAGAGCAAGATTTGAAGGTAAAAAGGTTGCCAGAAATTTCATAAACAAACACGGAGAAATCAGATATAAAGCCAAATTAGAATTAAATGGAACATTAGATTTTGAAAAAGGATTATTATGCCAATTAACAAGCAAAACCGCCAACCTAACAAATCAAAGATTAAGAATTATGGACATATCCCACTCTTACAATAAAGCTGGATGGATTACAACTCTAAATTTAGAGGAGGATGTAGAATAATGGTAATTGAAAAAATTGGCGAAGAATTAAGAGACAAAGACGATTTTAAGTCGGAAAAAGATTTAGGAAATCTTAAATCTATGGTTTTAATTAGTTCTCCAAGAAAAGTCAAACCAAAACATAGACACACAATAATCAAAGAAAGAAATATTGCAGGAGATATTTTAATTTGGGGAAGCACTACTTTTGGAAAATGGGGTTCTCAAAAATGGGGCGATACAGCGACTTATTCGTTTATATTAGGACACTCCGGAGCAGGCATACTTGGAACAAGTAAATTAGGAAGCAATGTAAGTTCTTGGGAAACAACAAGAGTAGTCAATCCAAACAGAAAATATATAGATAATCTATTAGGAACAACATTCAAAGATACTTCTTCAACTGCTACTTGGACAGGGGGCGGACAAATAACATTCACTGGTGGAGAAACCGCAAGCAGTTTAACAATATATATGAATAATGAAACAGTCAGCTCAGCCACTCTAACTGCTGTTGATTCAGGTTCGATTGATTATTATTTAAGTGCAGACGGAGGAACTAATTGGGAGAAAGTTACAAGCGGGATATCTCACACATTTACAAATCAAGGAACAGATTTAAGATGGAGAGCCACTTCAACAGGTTCTGCGAGTATAAGCTCAATAGAAATAGAATATTGATATAGAAAATAAAAAGAATTTATAAATAACAAAAAAACTTTAAAAAAATGAAAAAATGAGCAAAAAAAAGCAAAAAATCGAAAAAACCACCACAATTCGTGGATTGGAAGAAGAATTTGTTCCTCATTCTCCAAGTTGGGGAATTGCTAAAGGTATTTTTACTTCTGAACCGGGAACAAACATAGAAACCCTGTATAATGTTGTTGAGCATGTCCCAGAAGTTTTGGGTTGTATAAACGCAGTAATTGAAGATATTATGGCAGATGGGTGGAGATTTGAAGGAAGCAAAAGTGCCATAAAAAATGCAAAAAGATTTCAATTAAAATCCAAATTCTATAAAATTCTTACAAATGCAATTTTTGATTTAATAATCACTGGAAATGCTTATATCTTGAAATTACAGGTAGATGAAGACAAACTAAAAGAAGTGATAGTTACTTTAAGAAAAAATCTATTAAAAAATTTTGCCATAAATCCGAAAGATTTGGATGTTAAAGAGAATGCTGTTTTTGAATTAATCGACCAAGACTTTAAAATTCCAAATGATTTACAATTATTGAAGGCTTCTACTATGAAAATTAATTTTGATGAGACTGGAGAAATTAAATCTTATGTTCAAAATGTTGGAGGAAATATTAGAACTTATCGTCCGAAAGATATTATTCATTTAAGTTTATTGAATGTAGGGGGGCAACCTTATGGATTGTCTAATCTTGAACCAGCTCTTTCTGATATTGGAACTTTAATCTTTGCTAAAGAATATGTCGGGAAATATTTTGAAAATGATGGTATTCCTTATTTTATGTTCAATTTGCCGGAGGCATCTCCCGACGATAGAAACTATAAAGCTCTTAAAGATGGCTTAAAAGAATTAAAGAAAAAAGAAAACAAATTCAGGACTATGGTTACTACTGGGAAAGTGGAAGTTAATGAGATTAAAAGATTTGACAAAGATATGGAGTTTGCTAAATTAATTCAGCATTTCACTCAAATAATCTTAATGGCTTTGGGAGTTCCTGCTCACAGAGTTAATTATACAATAGATGTTAAGCAAACTCCTGCTCAACAAATAGGAAAAATAGAAACCGGCTATTACAAGAAAATTGCATTTATTCAGAAAAATTTAGAAGAAACTTTAAATCGTGAATTATGGGACGCCTTCCATGTAGAGATGAAATTCAAAAGAGGATACAAAATAGATGAAATGAGAGAGGCCCAAATAATTCAAATTTTATCCCAAACCGGAGCAATTACTTTAGAAGAAGCAAGAGAAAGAATTGGAATGGAGCCTGAACTCCCAAAGGGAAATTCATTAAAATCTATCGGAGACGATAAAGCAATCAACGAAAAAAAAGACAAAAAACAAGAGCAAGGAGTAGAAGAACTTCCAGATAATTTAGATAATAAATTAAAATCTTTTGACGAGGTGGAAGTAGATTTTGAAAGATTAAAATTATTGGTTGAGAGAGTTATGCCATTTGATAATGCTAATATTCTCTATTATGAAACCCCAGAAGAATATATAATTTTATGGCATGATGGAAAATGGAAATACAAAGCGAGAGTTCCTAAATCAGAAGATTTTTTCAGAGAAAATTTATCTTATGCTACGAGGATAAAGGTATAATGGTATTCACAGACGCTGGAAGGACAGAAATAAGAAATTGGTTAGCTGGGACTTCAGCTACTGCTCCAAGCAAGATGTTATGGGGCACAACATCCGAAACTTCAAGCGTAACTGACACTCAAATGACTGGATTAGTTCATACAGATGACTTTGTAAATGTAGGAACAAGCGTCGCCAGACAAGTAGAATATGAAGGGATGGTCCTTTCAATAGAGGCAACAGGTTCGTCGATTAGACAAATCGGAATCGGAACAGAAACAACAGGCACAGCAGGAACAATCTACATAAAAGAAGATATATCTCCAATAACTAAAACAGACCAATTTGATTTACAAACATTCATAATCGCGGAGGTAGAATAATGGCATTACCATATACTTTCACAAATGGAACCGTAGCAGATGCGGATGAAGTTAATTCTAATTTTGATGCTGTAAATAGTCTTGGGATTTATGGAGGGGGGCTATATTATTCAAGTTCAATATCATATAATGTAAATACCTATGTTCCAGTAAATGGAATTTCTGTTCCCCACGCTACTGAAGATTACATGAAAATAGTTGTTCCCGTTTCAGGAGTCTTAAAAAATTTTTATGTAGATGTTATAACAAATAGTTTAGATGGAACCATGAGTTTTACAATAAGAAAGAATGGAGTAAATACTGATTTAGAAGTTACATATTCATCAAGTGAGACTGGTGTAAAATCTGATACGTCTAATACAGTTTCAGTAAGTGCAGGAGATGTTCTTTCAATAAGAATTAATACAGGAGGCTCAACTTCTGGAAGTGCAAGCAAAATAAATTGGGGGCTTCAAATAATAAAATAAAATGGCAAGTGAAGGAGAATTCCCAAAATCTGATGGTGATGTATTGTATGCAAGTGAAGTGAATACTCTTCATAATTTAGCTCATGCCCGGTCTCATGCTATAGACAGTCCAGATGACCATACATCAACAATTACAGAAAATCATTTGATAGATGCTGATGCAAATGGTTTGCCTGATGATAGTGGATTAAGTGTCAGTGATGTTTCAGATGCAGTTTCTAAAAAACATGCTCAAAACACTGATACTGCTCTTGGCTCTGGTTGTGTTGCGGCAGACCATGGGACAGCATCAGTTGACCAAGTAATAAATGTTTGTTATGGAACAGGAGACCCGCCAGACGCAAGCACAACAACAGAGGGCGCTCTCTTTATAAAATACACAGCTTAAAATATGGCAATTATTGATAATTTAATCTCTTACTGGAAATTAGATGAAACTTCTGGGACAGTTTTAGATGCTCATGGCTCAAATAATGGAACAAATCACGGGGCAACTCCAAATGTTTCAGGAAAGATTAACACTGCTTATTCTTTTGATGGGAGTGATGATTATATTGAACTTTCAGAAATTCCTTTTACTGGAAGTGGGAATTTTTCTATTTTTGCGTGGATAAAAACATCTGATAGCGGAAATAGAATAACTATAATTAATTTTGGAACTACTGGAATTAGCTATAATCAAGAGCTATATTTATACAAAGGAACAGATGATAAATTGCATTTTGATTTAAGAAATGTTCCTGGTCCTATATCTGCGGAAACAATTAATGATAATTCTTGGCATCATGTTGGAGTTACAAATACTGGAGGAACAATACAGCTATGGGTAGATGGCTCACCAAGTGGAAGTTCGATGAGTATGTCCCCAAATATAACTTCCGGAGACCAATCAATAGGGGTTGCCGAAGCAACCTCGTATCCAAGTGCTTATTGGAGTGGAGAAATAGATGAAGTAGGGATTTGGACAAGAGCTTTATCATCTGATGAGATTACAGAACTTTATAATAATGGAAATGGATTAGCTTATCCTTTTACAAACATGAAAATAAACATCGGTGATGCTTGGAAAGATGTTGTCGGCATGAAAATAAATATAGGCGGAGCATGGAAAGATGTTGAAAGTGTAAAGATAAATGTTGGTGGTGCATGGAAAACGGTTTATTAAAAGTCTAATTAAGAATTTAATAAAAATGCTAAAAAAACTTTGGAAAAAATTCATAGCAAAACAATATGAATATTGGTTTACAGAGCTTGAGCCAAAAAACTATGGATTTATAGGATATAATGAAGTTAATTATTTATTAAAACCATTGACTCAGAACCTATTTATTTCAGATTTATACTTTAAAACTACATCCAAAGAAGAAGCTAAGAAATTTAGCGAAACAACAAGGTTAATCTATCGTGAGTGGAAAAGAGAAAAATTTGATTGTGACAATTTCAGTTTTGCTTTGATGGGATATTGGAATGAAAGTCTTGGCAATTTTGCCTTCGGCATTGCTTGGAGCAAAAGTCACGCATTTAATATAATGATTGACCATAAAAAACAGATTTGGATAGTTGAACCTCAAACAAACAGATTTTACAAATTAGAAAATATTAAAAAAAATAAATTATATTGGCCATTGAGACTCATTTTAATATGAAAGACGATACATTTGTAAGAATAACCAATAAAGATATATATAACAAATTAATAGAAATAGAAGAACATGTGATAAAAACAAACGGAAAAGTGAAACTTAATAGATGGATTGCCACAACTGCCTTAACTATCGGCCTAACACTCGCATTCTTAATAATTAAATTTGGAGTGTAAAATGAGATACGATTGGAAAAAGACCTTAAAAAAGGCTCTAATTGCAGTGGGAGAAGTGATAATCGCAGGATTGATTGTTTATTTGACAGACAATCAATTATATTTAGTGATTGTGCCAGTATTAGAAGCCTTACGAAATTGGTTAAAACATAGATAATGCTCTCAAATCCAAGACCTGAAAACGAAATAGAAAACATCCAACACGATGATAGCTCAGACTGCAAAAGAATTCTAATGAAAGGCAGAACCACTTCTGGAGAATATGTCACTGTTTTATTAAATGATAATGGGTCTTTCAAATGAGTTTAGCAAAGAAAAAAGCAGTTCAGGATATTAAGAATATAGAACACGATGATGATGCAGAAGCACTCCGTGGACTATTAATAGGAAAAACTACGAGTGGAACTTATACTTCACTACTTTTAAATGACGATGGTTCTATAAAAATTGAAGAAATTTTATCTCATTCTGATTTATCAGATATGCCTGATACTTCTGGGACTAACTCAGACCATGACACAAGATATTTAAAATTAGACCAAACAACTCCTCAGACAATCATAAATGGGGTTCCTTTATTAGATGAAACTCCAAATGGAAATGCAGATATTAAATCATTTGTCAATAAAGAATATGTTGATTTGGCTGTAACTTCTCTTGGAGCGAGTTATTATATGTATGATGAAGATGATGCTACTGGATATAAAACCTGTTATTTAGACCCATCAAGTGATGCAGAAACATATATAGAAGTTGCTGATTTAAGTGATAATGATTACATAGGCGGATGGATTTCTGCAACAGGCGAAGCTCCGACTAAATTATTAAAAGGAGTTTATGACTGGTATATCACATTAGAAAAAATCACAGGAACAAAGGATTTAAGAGTTTATTGGAAATTAATAGAAAGAAAATCAGATAATTCCGAAGTAGAAATCGCGACAAGTTCAGTTTCAAATAAGATAGACGGAAAATCAACTTATTTAGTTCCTTTGCAGTTAGATTCAGATTATTTGCCAGATTTTGGCAGCAGGATTGTCGGAAAATTATATGCTGATGTTTCAGGCTCTGGAAATGCTCCAACTGTCAAAGTATATTATCAAGGGGATACAAGTTCAAGATGGGAAATTCCTGCAAGTTCAGAGATTTTTCAAAATATTTTTTTAAAAATAGACGGCTCAAATGCAAATCAAGCTGTAGATATTAATCCTTACAACATATTAGCGAATACAGGTGTTTTCACTAAATTAAATGTTGTTAATGTTGACAGCAATTTATTTCCATTATTAGACAATACTTATGGATTGGGAAATCCCTCAAACAGATGGGATTATTTTTATTCTAATAAGATAGATATAGAAAGCATTTCACATCTTAGGGGACTTTCTTATTTTTATAGTAATGTTAGAATTATGTATGATAATATTTATTTGAAATTTGGTAGTGCAGGAGATGGAGGAATAACTTATGATGGTTCAAATTTTATTATAAATCCTGCTCTTGTTGGTTCTGGAGGAGTTATTATAGAGAATAATCTTGGAGTAAGAAATGACCCATCTTTTTCAATTTGGAATGGTTATAACCTTCACTCTATGATGAAATGGACATCTGGAAGTTGGAAAAGTTCAATGGTCGGAGAATTATTTCTTGACCCAACATCAAATCAAGCAACACAGGGTGTCCAATCTGCTGTTGCAGGAGTTATAAGATATGATAGCGACTATGATATAACATCTACGGAGGAAATAAGTTTAAGTGGAATATCCGGATTACTCTCAATGAACAGGGTTGCGAGTGGAAATGTTGATAGTGTGGCTGCGGTTATAGGTTGGTTTGATGGAGATAACACAAAATTCACCGGAACTGTAACAAACATCACACTATTCAGGGGGATTATAAAAAACACTAACGCTGTAACTCCAACAAACTTTTATGGATTGTATTTACCAGATATAAGTGATGGAACAAACAATTATGCAATCTACACAAATTCAGGAGAGATAAGATTTGGTGATATTGTGAATTTTGCAGGAACAATGGGAAACTCTACAAAAGACCCGACGACAGATGCTCCTGCAGACTGGGTAGAAATAAAAATTTCAGGAACAACTTATTATATTCCTGCTTATACAGCATAAAACATAAAATATATAAACCACAAACCATTTATAATATTATGAAAATCGTAATTGAAACCTTGTCAGAAAAAGACGCTCAAATAACAGAAGCGTTTAATAAATTATTCAATGACACTCCAGAGAATGTTTTAAAGCGGTTTATTATTGATACTGAAAGGAGATATAGGGAGATTATGGCGAAAAAAACAATTTTGCCTGAAAATCTTTTAAAGAATCCACCACCTGAAAAAACCTTTCCGCCCAATCAATAAAATTTAAATAATAGTATTATTAATAAGTAATATGAAAATTGATGAATTGTCTGATAAAGAATTGCATAAAATCGGATATAATCTTTATGAAAGAAGAGAACAAATTTTAGCAGAATTAAATCAAATTAATCAAAATATCCTTCTTATTCGCGCTGAACAACAAAAAAGATTACAAAAAACTCAAACTAAATTAAAGGAGGAAAAATGAAAAAAAAGTTAGAGACGACTTCTCTAATTCTTCTAATAGCTTTATTAGTGATTTCTATTTATGGGATTTCCAAGATACCAACGGCCAGTGAGATAGCCAAACAGATACAAATCCCAAAAACAGAAATTCCAGAATTCCCAGAATTTGATTATACTCAAATTAATCAGTTATGGGATAAAGTATACGAAGACGACATCGCCGAGTTAGAAAACGAGGCAATTCAAGTAACAACAAATAAGATAACCAAACAAGATATAAAAGATTTCTTAGAAGAAAACATAGATAACTTCGAAACTCTTAAAAGCTGGAAAATAGATAATGATGAAACAGAAGCGACCATCATCAATCTCGGATTAGATGATGAAGATAACAGAAAAGTCATAGTAAATACAGAAATAGATGTTAGATATACTCTCTCTGAAGGACAAGCTACGACTTATAAAGATATAATTTATGTAAGTTCGGTAGTTACATCTGACGCTGGGGAATTAGAGGCAGAAATAAATTTTTCTTTTTAATTTTTTTTTAAAATGATATGTCCAAAATGTGAAAAAGATAGGGAATATTTCAAGGAAGGAAAATGTATTTGCTGTTATAGAGCAGAAAGAGATGCAAGAGAAGAGAATGGAAATTGGAAAAAACAAACCTATCTTTTTTCTAATAAAGGGATTGAAATCCCCTCAAAAACAGGGCATATTGACGAAAATTTGTGGATGAGAATATAGGAACGAGAGTGAATACACGAGACTGGCTATGACCGTTGATGGGAGTATGTCTCTCCCTTAACAAAAGCAAGTGACGGCGGTTCAGGGTCTCGTAAGGTGCAATCTGCAATTGTGGATTGTGTCTTTTAAGTTGTTGAAAGAGAAAAATCAAATGTGTGCTTTAAGTGGGAGAAGAGTAAGGCTTAATGTTTGCTCAACAATCTCGTTCCCTCCCACCAAAAAACCACATTTTTATAGCTGGGAGTATGTTTTTTGTTTAGGTTTTTTGGTGTTTTTTGGGGGTTTTTTGACCCCCACTGGTTAAAATCCTCTATTTAAAGCACACACGCATTTTTTGATATAATTTTAAAATAGTAACTTTTAATTAGAAACATTTATATATAAGCGCCCCCTTTAAATAATATGAAAATTACTGAAATTAATAGAAATTTAAGAAAAGAACGAATAGAAGTAATCAAACAATTAATACAGAATTCTAAGGGACTAATTAAAGAAAGAAAATTTGTTGCTGAATTATCATTGAAGTGGGGTTTATCTCCAAGAAAGATTAAGGAATATATCCGTTTATTAGTTGACACCAATCAGATTGTTAAAACCCCTGACGGACATTTAAAACCAGCTTCCTTTGTTAAACGATTTAAATTTTGGAGGTAAAATGAAAGGAACAGTCGAAGCAATAAGCCACAAAAATAGAAGCGTTTTACTAAGTGATGGACAGACAAAAAAATGGTTGAATTTGGCAGATAATGTCAAACCAGAATATATAAAAAAAGGTCCAGCAGAGTTTGAAGTAGAAAACGATACAGTGAAATTTATAAAAGCATCAAACTTAGACTTGCCAGAGAAGACAAAACAAGCAATAGAAGAAAGCAATATAAACAGAGTATCTGCCTTAAAGTTTGCAGGAAACATATATCAAGGAACAGGAGACGAAGAAAATGCTAAAAGATTGGCAGAAGAAGCCCACAACTACTTACAAAGAGGAGTGTGGATAACTAAACAAGTAGTATAAAAATGGGAGCAAGCAAAGTATTAGGAATAATTGGAATTTGCACTGGGTGGTTAGTTCCTATTTCAGGAGTCACTCTTGGAATAATTGGGTTAGCCATAAAGAAAGAGAAAGGAAAAGAGAGCAGAGATATAGCCCTAAATACACTCAGCCTAATAGAAGGATTGCTTTTTTGGGCGATTTACTTTTCATTATTATGAGAAGGTATCTGTTTAAAAAAGCAAATTACCTATTAGCCCACACCGAACTATTAGTAGAAACAGACCATTCAATAAGGCTGAAAGTAAACAGAGAAGAAGTAGTATTCAAATATAAAAAACATAAATTAATCGCCCTCTGCACCTGCAAGGCTGGAGCATTAAACTTTCCATGCTCCCACATCATAGCAGGAATAACCTATCTAACCAATGGAAGAAATAATCCACAAAAAACTCCAAAAGATTGAAAACATGCTATGTGAGCTTTTGGTGTTGCTTAAACGAGAGAATGAGAAAGCTGACAAAAAAAGAGATAGACGTCTTGAGGGGGATGGTTGATTTTACTTGTCAAATCTGCCACAAAAAAGAATCAGAAGTCGGAAAACTATCTCCCCACAGAATAAAACGCGGAAACGCAGGAGGAGAATACCATCCAAACAATATTTTAATGGTCTGTAACGAGTGCCACAAACAAATCCACGGCAACGAATTCAAATGAAACCAAAAAAATGACTAAAATGATTTCACACTCAACAAAGCCAAAAAGAAGGTCGGGGTTTGATTCGGATTATCCTCGTCAAATCCTCAGGGGAGATGGATAACTGCCTTCATATTCCATCATTTTATTCCTCTGGGCTTTGTTGAGATAAATTGATTAAAATGACACTCTTTGGGAGAAAATGAAAGAAGAAAAAAAATTGAAGGAAAAAATAAAGAAAATATCAGAATTAGTCGATTATGATTTTGATGTTTTATTGGAAGAAGATGTAAAACAATTCATAAAAGAAATTTTAGAGGAGATTGATGATTTACTTGATTATTATTATAAAGAAGAAATACCAAGATATGCAATTAAAGAAATAATAAATTTTATAAAACAAAAATCAGGATTTGAGGAGTTAAAATGAAATCCAAACAACTAATCCAAGAATTGAAGAAAGAGATTGAGAAAAAAGAAGAGAAGAAACAATTACTTTATGCGTTTAAAGATGTAAAAGGAAGTGATAAGAAATACGAAGAAGAAATGAAACTAAAAGCCCAACTCCAATTCGCAGAAAAATTGATTGAGGCAATAAAGGAAGATATTGAAAAATTGTATTGTGGAAGAGGAATAGGGTTAAGGGTTCAAAATGGAATACTAAAAATCTTAGATGAGGCGGTGAAATGAGAGAAATAGAATTTAATAATGGATTTATAACTGCAATTGCTTTATTTTTAGAACATAAAGATAATTGGCAATTAATAAAAAACAAAG